GCAAATCATGCTCCCGCACCCACTAATACGACTGGTGGTAGTAGCAGCACGAGTTGGTTTGGTGGTTGGTTTGGTAAACCACAAGCTGGAATTGTACCTGAGAGCATTGGCGATGCCGCACGTCGGATCGACAATGTATTAGCCAGTCCTACAGACACTGCCATAAACTTTGTTATTAGTTCTTGCAAAAGTTATGCAGCTCAGGCGTTTTTACCTCTTCAAAGTAGAGGCGCCCCTGTAACACTATGCACTTACTACACATTATTGTGGTGGTTTTGGCATTCACCGTTTGTGAAATTCACAACGTACATGCCCAATGATTGGTTACATGATTCGGAAGGAAATCCACGATGGTGGGTATGGAACTGGATCTTTGATATCATTAACCCAAAACTCTACACCAGCCGCTGGTCTAATGTAATAGTTTCTCTCATAACCTGTTTGGCAGTCCTCATGTTTCTCATGGGACTAATATCAGGGTATGATATGGATTATACATTTTCCAGTCAGTGCTATGGTGTCGGTTTCCTGTTATGGATATTCAACATTTATTTAATTGGTCGGTGCCGCAAGGTGCTCATGTTGCGCATTGCACATGAGCGAAATGCACTACCCGAGACTGTGAAGCGTCTACGTGACAATCACTTGAGCTTTGCTCTTAAGATCTTGGGATGGTCTTTGCTCGCGTATAGCGCGCTACGCATTGCGCGGAGGATCAGTAAATGTGTTGATTTTTCCAATCTTGGTAAAGATGAACCAGAAAAACCCGCCCCAAAGAAGGAAGTGGATCCGAATGGCCCTGTGCCGGAATCTGCTCTTGCACCTGAGAGTGAAGAGGAAGTTCAAGTTCGAGAATCTAAACCTAATTTGTGGTCAAAGGAATGGGTCAAAAAGTCTCCAGGAGGGGACATTAACACATCAACCCCGGAGCAGTTGGTGGGCGTTGTTGCGAAAAGCATTGTTCGCATCAAGGCAGAAGCTCCAGCTAAAACAGAGGAAAATGACATCTGTGACACTCACGGATTGTTCCTCAAATCAAATTACCTATTGACAGTTGACCATCATTGGAAAGACTCCAAAGGTAATTATCGTGACAATATGTATTACGAAACTATCAGCGGTCCTATCGAGGATAAAGCTAGAGCACGCAAGCATCTAGTATCCCTGGTGTATTCACACAAAGTCGAAGGACATGATTTACGCGTCGTTTATGTTCCTGATAGTGGAAGTAAACGCGACCTAACCAAATGGTTTCCCGTTACTGAAGTGCTAAGTAGCCTCGTTACGATGGTATCTCGCACAAAGGAGGGTGAACTACTGGAACTCGCTGGTACAGTGGAAGGCAAGCCGCAATCATACGACTATGCCACACCACAGTATGGATCGTTCTTTGGTCAGATTGTTCACGGTAGTGATAGAACCAACTTGCTTACTGAAGATGGCATGTGTGGCGCTCCTTGGATCAGTCACACTAGTTGTCCATGCATACTTGGCATTCACACCGCTGGACAAAATCATTCTGAAGGTCGTCGTGCGTATTACAGTTTTGTCACAAGGAAGGAGATCGAAGATACACTCAAGAAGTTCGAGAAGAACCTTGGAGTGCTGAAGCAATTCAATCCCTCACCAGAGCGTGCTAAGATGTACAACAGGGACCTCATGGTTTCTGAGGACATCCACCCTAAGTCATTCGTCAATTATATTGATGCGCCGGCTTATGAGGTGTTGGGTACATGCAATGGAGGCATAACTCCCACCAGTAGCATCAAAGAACATTCATGGGCTAATGATGTAACTGAACTATTTGGAGTCAAGAACCACTGGGGTCCACCGAAGTTATTTCCGAAGTGGAAACCATGGTATGATACAATGTCAAAAATTGCTGAACCATCACTAGGCTTTCCAGGTGAAGTTTTGTGCGAGGCTATACAGGACTACATAGACCAACTCGGACCTCTCTTCGATACCGAGATCGCCCACAATCGCTGTAAACCACTGACCCCAAATCAGTGTGTTAATGGTGTACCAGGATGGAAAGGTGTTGAGGCTCTGAATTTTAAAAGCTCACCGGGTTATCCCTTGTCGGGAGCCAAGATGAACTATGTTGAAATATCAGAAGAACCCATCGAGGGTATGAAAGAACCAAAGGTACTAGACCAGTGCTTCTGGGACGAGGTGGAGAACTTACGCGCCCACTACAGGCGAGGCGAGCAATACCACCCCATCTTCAAGGCTTGCTTAAAAGACGAACCTAAAGACGTAGATTCTGAGAAAGTTCGCGTGTTTTATGCAGCTCAGTTAGCATTTGTTCTAGAGATCCGACGGCTCTTCCTTCCCGTTTGGCACATCATGATGCTATTCCCCTTAGTCTCTGAACAAGCAGTTGGTATAAACTGTTCTAGTGATGAATGGGAAGAGCTAATGCAGTACATCGAAAAATTTGGAAAGGATCGAATATTGGCAGGTGACTATAAAGGTTTTGACACCAAGATGGCAGCAATCCTAGTGAAAGCGGCACTGTGGTGTTATATCCAGTTTGCAGACCGATCAGGAAATTACACTGAAGATGATCTCCTTATCATGCACGGACTAGCCACCGACATGGCCAACCCTAAGATTGCCGTCAACGGCACTATGTTGGAGACCAACGCGAGTGGTCCTTCAGGTGTCTCAGGCACGGTTCAAATCAACGGGACGGTCAACAGTTTGTATCTACGCTTGTCATATTTTGCCGCTTCTAACCCCAAGCCTTTCAAGGATCATGTCGCTCCATCCATTTACGGGGATGACGATCTAGCTGGAGTGAAGGAAGATGTCAATTGGAATTTTGAAATACACAAGACTTACATGAAAATGCATGGTGTGGATTTCACTACTCCTGACAAAGATGAAGATGCGATAGTCGATTTCTTCCACATTGACGATGTGGATTTTCTCAAACGCAAGAGTGTGTATATACCGGAATTAAACTGCCGCGTTGGAGCCCTAGATGAGGACTCAATGATGAAGCCGTTGTTATGTGGTATAGCACCGAAAGTTGGAGATGAGAAGAAGACATTAGCTGCGATCGTGAACACTACTATGTTTGAAGCGTTCTTACACGGTAGAGATAAGTATGATTGGTACAGGGAACGATGTAGCAAATTGGTCGATCGCCAAGGAGCAGCCGCAGAGGGACTGCTCCAATCTTTTGATGACCGTGTGGAGTCCTGGAAGGAATCCTACGCGGACAACACGCCCGTCGGGGCGTAAAACACGTAAACCACTTTCCCACTGGTATTGGACACCGATGACTGTCATCAGGCTTGCCAGTGGATGATTCATACATGCATACTACATATTTTCATATATTGACAGGGGGTGTGATGTTGCGTGGTGGGTAGTCAGGGGTCGGCTCCACCACTAAGAACGACCTGAAACAAACAATAATTCATATATTCATAATAAAAACTATTGTGGTGTAGCTCATATCCTTAATGAGTTAGAGGCGGATACCTCGACAGTTACAACAGTAGCAACAACTATTGTACCTGAATCCACAGGAATTGAGAACATGACTCTTCCGGTTGCATCAACACAACAAGTTGTGCAATTTGAAGATGACGTTCCCCATCAAGGTGAGCAAGTTGCATCTTATCCAGATTCGACCTACTCAGCCGGGACCACTCCAGCTATTTCGCTGGCTCAATTCTTTGAAAGACCTATAGTTGCTTATAGGCAAACTTGGGAAGTTGGTGGTAACATCTTCGCGGATTTCAATCCTTGGAGCTTGTACTTTAACAACCCACGTGTCGTTAATCGCATAGCCAATTACAAGTTGTTGCGTTGCAATTTACATGTGAAAGCAGTGGTCAACGGCACTCCATTCCACTATGGACGTCTGCTAGTGTCCTACACTCCACTATTTGGAACCAATACGTTGGGACCAGAGAATCGAGCCTTAGTAGCACAAGACGCCATAGCAGAATCTCAAAGACCTCACTTCTTTGTTAACCCCACTACAAGCGAAGGAGGGCAGTTAGACTTGCCTTTCTTCTTTCCCTACAATGCAGTAGACATCGTCTCCGCGGAGTGGGACAAATTGGGTTCCATATTTGTTCGAGGTTTTAATCAGTTGGAGCACGCAAACGGTGGTCTGGATCCAGTATCCGTGACATTCTTCGTTTGGGCTAGTGATGTGCACCTCAGTGTGCCTACCACATTCGAACCATCTTCCATCGTTCCTCAGAGTGATGAGTATGGTTCGCAGCCGATCTCCAAACCAGCAGCAGCTATTGCTAACGCCGCCAGTCTTTTCAAGAAGGTGCCCATAATTGGACCTTATGCGCGAGCCACTTGCATGGCTGCTGGAGGTGTTGGTGAAATCGCCAGAATCTTCGGTATGTCCAAACCCACGCATTGTGATGGTGGAGATGCAGCAAACCTTAGATCAGGCACTTTAGCCAACACCATTGGAGTCGACATGAGTCAGAAACTCAGTTTAGACCCCAAACAAGAAGTTACGATTGATCCCAGGACAACTGGGTTGAGTAGTACTGATGAAATGGCATTCCAGAACTTGGCAACCAGAGAGAGCTACCTAACCACCTTCAAGTGGTATGCTGACACAGCTCCAGACGTGCAGTTATGGAATGGTCTAGTTACACCAACACTATTCGACTACAATGCCGATGAGATTCACATGACACCAATGTGCTGGATAGCGCAAGCTTTTCAATATTGGCGTGGAACTATAAAATTCCGCTTCCAAGTTGTTGCTAGCGCAATGCATCGTGGTCGTCTTCGAGTGAAGTACGAACCAAACACGAGTGAGTCTATGCCCGGTCTTGAGTACAATGTAGCTTTCAGCCGCATCGTCGATATTGGCGAGGAGTCCGATTTTACGATTGAAGTGGGTTGGGGACAACAGTCCTCTTACCTACAAGTCAACTCGATCGGAGCCCGACCATTCGGCGCAGCGCCCATCACCGCCACTGATGGTACAGTGAACGGGGTCATTCAAGTGTTCCCAGTGACACAACTAGTATCGCCGAGCACAGCAGGACAAGAGATTTCGATCAATGTCTTTGTTTCAGCCGGTGATGATTTCGAAGTTATGGGTCCATGGGATGCCAATATCCGAGGTTTGACCTGGATTTTGCCTGATGAGATCATCCCTCAGTCTATCAACCAACCAACACAAAATGAATCTATTTCTCTTGGGTTGGATGTTAGCAATTTTGATCCGCATCACATGGTGTACCATGGTGACCCCGTTGTGTCGTGGAGACAGTGTTTGAAAAGATATTGTTTTCACTCCGTCACATGCGTCGGAGATGGTGCCCTTACGGAAGCTAGGAAACTACTAACACATTCGCTAGCAGCGTTCCCTAATTACCGTGGGTGTGATCCAACGGGATTGGTGACCACACCAGGTGGAAGAGTAAACTACTCCATGATGACCATCTTGAACTATGTCGTCCCTGCTTACTTAGGTTTCAGGGGCGGCATAAGATGGAAACTCCATTGGCGTCAGAACAATACCGCAGACATGTTCAATGTGTCCCGGTCCCCAGCAATCAGTTCATATGCTCTCGTCGAATCACCTTCGGCTCGAGATGAAATGGATTTTTGGGCCGCTAACGGCATCTTTGATGTCTGGAGCGGTTCAATGCTGACGTCTGGTCAATACAATCCCATTGCAGAGTTTGAACTGCCTTATTATTCAAACAAGAGATTCTACAATGCCAGGAATGGTAGGATCAATACAGCGTACGAGGGAGACTTCTTCACAACCTCTCTCTACACAGCAGGCAGCGGTTCGTTGGAAACAATGAACTATGTCTCCGGGTCGGAAGATTTTTCAACTTTCTTCTTTTTGAATGTACCCGTGTGCTGGAAACAAACAGTCCTTCCAGACAGATAGTTAAGTTGACGTTATAGTGGTTCGTAAGATCCACGAATCGTAGGAGTGACCCCTGCGTTATCAACGATATTGATAGTGAAGTGCTCGTCAGAGCTTGTAACATTAGCAGATGTTCTAGGTTTTTCAAGAGTGCTTCACTCTGAATTTTTACTAGTTCACTTGCGTCACAAGTTAAACTGGCGGGCCACTGAAGGTCGCCG